GTCAAAGAGAGTTGCAAAACGATCTTGATATAAAGGCAGAGTCCGCCCGCCTAGAAGCTTTGAAGGCTAATGAGGAGCAACGCGACTCTACAGCCCCAAAAGCGCTTAATGGGCGGTCTCTGCCCACCAAGCCCGAAGGGCGCGGTAGTCTCGATCCTTCGTTGAATTAACGTAGAGGGGCCTTAGGGCCCCGTTTTTGACATGTTTTACTTGATATAACATGTCTTAGTGACAGGGCTATTGCCCTGGAACGAATTACCTCCTATTAGGGGGTCTGAAAGGGGGGTTTATGCCTATAGATGGGTTTGGTCAAGTTGGGTCTGCTATAGGAACTATAGTGGATTTAGCTAATGCGGAGCGTAATTATCAAAATCAACAGAATCAACAAGCTTATCAACGTCAGTTGCAACAAACAATGTTTGATCGTGAGGATTCATCTGTACAGCGCCGTGTCGCTGATCTTAAGGCTGCTGGTCTTTCTCCGGTTCTAGCTGCTGGTCAAGGTGCTCAGGCTGGTCCTGTTGTACAGTCTCAAGCTCCTGAGCGTACTATGTCTTACCAAAAAGCTTTTACTGATCAAGTTGCTAATCAGTTGGCTGCTGTGCAGATACAATCTGCTAAAGCTAATATTGCTAAAACCGAAGCTGATACTGCTCTTGTTAATCAAGAAGCTGCTCACAGAGCAGGTTTATTTAATGAACGTAAGACTGGTTTAGAGCAGGATAACGTATCTAAACGTTTAAACAATGTATTAATGTATGCTACGAATGATGCTCGTGCATCTCTGCTTCGTAATCAAGTTACTAGTGCTGAATTAGATAATTTAATTAAACAGCACGGTGTTGATTCAGCTAAATATGATGCTGCTCGTAAAAAAGTTGAGGTTGCTCTCGCTGAAGGGAATTATAAAGCTAATTTATCCTCTGCTCAGGCTGATTTATTGCAAAAATATTTAACTCTTGCTTTGCTTAATGCCCAGAAAGATGTTTATCTTAATGACAATCAACTTGCCCTTTCTGGTTTTCCTAAGGGTTTTATTACTGATATTCAAGGCATGTCTAGTAAAATTTTAGATGTTATAAAGGTTTTTAAATAGGAGGTCTTATGCGTTATCGTGGTCGTTCTCGTTCTCGTTCGCGTGGTCGTTCGCGTGGTCGTTCTAAAAGTCGGCGTATCCGTGGATACGGTAGCTCTCGTGGCGGTATTCGCCTTTAAATTTAGCCCCAGGAGGGGCTTTTTTTTATGATGTGTACTAGTCCTTTTGAGCTAAAGCTCAAGAACCGAGATCATTTATTATTATTACCATGTGGTCAGTGTATAACTTGTCGTATATCCAGATCTCGTGAAGTTGCTATGCGTTGTATTCACGAATTATCTTCTTGGCCAGGTGGTTTGTTTATCACTCTTACTTATAATGAAGAATCTTTAAAAGCTAAAGGTGATAATAATTTATCTCTTGTACATCTACAAAAGTTTATTAAACGTATTAGATATACTTTGTCTAAAATTGATAGAAAGATTAAACACTTTAGTTGTGGTGAATATGGTGATGAAGATGGTCGTCCACATTATCACTTGATTATTTTCGGTTTGACTATTAAGGATTGTGTTAAGACTAGTGTTGGTTGGCAGTGTCCAATGATATTAGAGGAATGGCCTTACGGTTTTCATAATATTGGTACTGTTACGTATGAATCTTGTAAGTATGTTGCTAAGTATATTGTTAAAGAACCTACTGGTTTTTTTTCTGATCTTGCTTATCCTGATTGTGTTAAGCCATTTCATATTAGATCTCAAGGTATAGGTAAAGGTTTTGTTCAGAAGAATTGGTTTGATATAGTGTCTAAAGATGGTGTTTCGTTTAATGGTAAGCTTTATGGTATTCCTAAATATTACCTTAAAGTGTTAAATGATGTATATAATGAGATTTTTGATATTGACTTAGGTGAAGGAAAAGGTTATAATGCTTGGTGGGCAGATAGAAAGGAACTGCTTGAAGATATTAGAGATGGTCGTGACGTTACTCGTATGGAGCAACGTGAAAAGAATGCTAAGTCAAAGTATGATTTAGCTAATAAAGTAAAGGAGTTTAGAAATGTTTAAGATAACCTTTTATTCTGGGCTTACTCGTGCGCATGTTGTAAATAATGTTTCTTTAGGTGAGCTTCCTGCTGTGCTTGCTAAGGTATTAGAGTTTATGAAATCTGTTAATACTAAAATTACACAGATTGTCTTTAAGCCTATTATTGTTTCGGAGGTTAAGAAATGAGAGTATATTCTATACTTGATAAACGTGGCGGTATTTATTCTATGCCGTTTTATGCTCTTAATGATACTATTGCTGTTCGTAGGTACATTGAGGTTGTATCTAATTCTCCATGGTCTAATGATTTTGAGTTGCAGTGTATTGGTAACTATGATGAGATATCAGGTTTGCTTGATGTAGGACCACCGATAATTCTTGATGTTATTGACTTGACAGGTGGTGAGTTTGAGTTTAATGCTTTAATTACGAACTATAAGTCTTATGTTCCTATTACGGAGGTAAATTCGATTAAGAATGATATTTCTTCTTTCAGTAAAAGATTAGTTGAATTGGCTCTTATTGTTAGGCCAATCAGCGAATATGCTATTAAGAAAGGCTGGGTTAAAAATGACTAATCCGTTTCAAACTGTGCAGACGCCCCAAATGGGGCGTTCTCTATTTGACTTGTCCCATGAAGTACAATTTACTTGTGACTTCGGACAATTGATTCCTATTATGTGTGAAGAGACATTACCTAATGATGTCTTCCAAATTGGTGTTCGAAATATGATACGGTTTCAACCGTTATTAGCTCCAATTATGACTAAAGTAGATTGGTATGTTCATTACTTCTTTGTTCCAAACTCTATTCAATGGCCCAAACCTGATTATGATGAGGATAATCAGGGACAGATTACTGTTGCTACTGAGGGTGCTTGGAAGAACTTCATTACTGGGGGTGTTGATGGTGCTAATGCTGATTCTCCGCCTACGTGGAATCCTGGTGGTACTCCTGCTGTAAATTCTCTTTGGGATTATTTAGGTTATCCTCTTGTTAATCTTCCGGCTAATTCTAGGCCTTTATCTTTTGGTAAACGTGCTTATAATCGTGTTTGGAATGATTTTTTTAGAGATGAGAATCTTCAGGAT